TTATTGATTGTCCGTTCCTTGCAAATTCACGCAATTGATCTTCTGCGGAATTATTACCACCACCAAATGTAAGTTTTAAAAACCCTTGGGGTGTATATTCTGTTATAAACTTGTCACTTGTACTTATATATCTACCAATTTTTATTCCTGGCGCGTCAGAAGGTTTTGTTGGGTCTTCAACAAAAACTCTGTCGTCAACAAGAGCTCTTACTTCATACCATCTACCATTTGGTGATAAAAACTCTTGATCCGAAGGAACGTTACTATATTGTGAACCATCTTTAACAATAACACTTGTAACACCTAAAACATTTCTTTCGGGTAAGAAAAGTTCAAAAAATGGTCTTACATCATTAGGGGTAATTACTCTTTTGAAAACTTTGGTTAAACCATTTAACACAACTTCACGTTTAGTTACTGTATAATTAATTATCGTACCATTTGCATCAACGTTAGGTCTAACAATTCGGGAATTAGGTTGTCCTTCGCCATTATATTGCGAAGAAAAATCAATATCATATACCGTTTCGAAAGACTGTCCAGCACCGTTGACTTGTGTTCCACGTCTTAAAATACCACAATATCTTATATCTTCTTTGTCACCAAAGGCAGGAACAGTGATTGAAAAATCAACCAAAGATATCGAAGGTCTTTGTCCCGGTATTTTTAATCCGTAGGTTCTAGCGATATTAAAAAGTGATGTTTTTTGTTGAGCGTACTGTAAAACTGTTTCTTGGATACTCCTATCAATTTGAAAATTAAGGTTATCCGCGACCGCAGCATTCAAGTCCATCAAAACTGAAAAAACAGATGCATCATTAAAGTTTTGAATTAATTCAGGATAGTAAGTTTTGACGTAGTTGACTAATTCAGTCCTTACTCCTTGGAAGTCCCTTACCGTGTATGAAATTTTCTTTTCTGCCATATATATTAAATATTCAAAATAATGAAATCAGAACTATTGAACGAATCTGAAGTTATTTTGTAATCAATTTTAACTCTTGCCGTATGTTCTTTTTGTGATATGTTAGGTACTGTAAATTCTCTTTGATCATCACCATTTATAAACGTACCTTTATTTTCTTCATCCATGGATGCGTCTGTAATTGTTATGTTTGTAATAAGTACCCCCGGCATAAATTCTTCAACAGAGTCTCTAATTTCAGCTTCTATTTCAGCAAAAGTTGGTCCATCAAGTGGTTCGAAAATATATTCATACAACCTTGTTCCGAAATCAGGTAAATAATACCTACTCCCTTTTCTGGTCAATAATAAATGAATAAGGTCCGTTCTAACTTCTTCGGACGCATAGTCAGTCAAGTCTAAATACTTCCCATCAAAAGAATCTCTAAAGGGGAAGGTTATACCATAAGTTATACCGTTTGCCATATTCAATAAATATACTATTTGGGTTTTTTATATAAATAAAAAAATCACTGATTTCTCAGTGATTTTCTTGTAAGGTCTTTGTACCTTTTTTATTTCTTGGGTCATAAGGACAATGTAAACAACCTGAACCACAACAACTACCTCTTCTTTTATGATAAGATTCTGTCATTACCATCCTACCTTGATTATCATAATAAAAATCTGTAGGAAGAAGTTTAGGTGTTATAAATTCTTTTACAAACAGTTCTTGTACCCAATCTTTAGATGCCCCAACATTCATAACTTATACTATTTCACAAGCTCCACCGGCACATGCGGCTTCACCACTTAAATTAGTATTATCTTGTAACTCGATAACTTTAGTTAAATCAACATCTGATAAAGTTTTGATTAATCGTTCAAAGTCTTCTTGTGTACAATCTTCAAATGGTGCTTGAGTATATGTACCACCATCATATGGTAATACCGATAATCCATTGTAATATTCACGATTTTCCCACATCCATTTTCCCGCCATTTCCCATTCATCTTCTTTCAAAGATATCGTTGCGGATACATTATGTGCATTAGCTCCAGTTCTATGTCCGGTCTTAATCCATTCTTTACTAACCTTTTTAACTCTTTCCAAGAGTTGGAGCGAAGATTCGGTTCTTAAAATAGAACCCTCTGGTGCTTTTTGCGGAACAGAAATAACCGCAGTATCATGAGGTCTAAAGAATTCATCCTCAACTAATTCTGGGTGGTTTGTTAACAAGTAATTATAAATTGATTCGTTCTTACCAACACGGATTCTTCTAATATAGTAATCGTTGTGCCAAGCATGAATACCTGACGAAGTTCCAAGAACTAAAGACGATGTATTATGAGTAACAGCCCCATTAGCTAATTGATAAGAATGTGTATCCTCAACTTCAACATCTAATGTAAATGTCGGTTCATTAATTTTTTTTATTTGCTTAATTTTCATTTTTTAAAATATTTTTGATTTTATTTACAGTATTTTCGATTATTAAATTTTTATTTTTTTTGTATTCCTTTTCTTTAACATTTATAACAACATAACCCATTTCCTCCAATAAATAAGTTCTTTTTTTATCATTTTCAACTTTCCAATCAAATGAATGCCAATAATCGCCGTTAAATTCAACAATAACTTTATCATTAATAATTAAATCAGGAATACAGTATTTAAGTCCATATAAGTTATCTTTAAATATTATTAATTTAGATTCGGTTAAAGGTGAACCAACTAAACTAAATTCTTTTAAATAAACAGAGATAAATTGTTTAAATTCTATTTCAATTTTAGATATTTGACTAAATCCGTTTTTTTTATTATTGAAGTAAATTTTTAACCCTTCTTCCTCACCGTATTTTTCAATAAAATATTCTTTACTAATAAAATATTTAAGTTCTTTTATTCTTTCATTAAATCTTTTAATCCCATCTTTTTTGCCGTATTTAATGATATAATATTCAACTGTATTTGAAAATCTTCTTTTTTCATTCACTTGATTATATTTTTTAATACCATTAATTTCACCATATTTATTAATGTAAAATTTTAAATCTCTATTTTGTATTTTTGATATTTTATCTTTTGCTATATTAATATCAATTCCTTTTTTAAGATAAGATTCAATTTTCCTCGGATTAAAATGATTACCATTCTCTAAATATTCTTTATATTTTTTTTCACCATATTTGTTTTTTAATGAACTTTTTTTTGAGTGTTTTTGTTTTATTTTATTAATTTCATTATCACCATATCCATTTAATTTTAAACTTTCAATCGATACTGATAATTTTTTGTTTTTTTCATAATATTTTTTTGTGCCTTCAATTTCACCATATCGTTTAATAAAACCAATTAATGTATTTTTAATTTTATCTTTCTCAATTCTATTTTTATAAAATTTTAAACCCTCTTCTTTACCAAATTTAAAAATACAAACTTTTAACGACATACCCCTCATTAGGGAAATATAGTTTTTATTCCCAATTTCATGTCCATACTTATGAATCAAGTAACTTTTCAACCTATTAAATTTAATAATCTGTTCGTTTGTGTATTTTTTATTTTTCATTATTAAGCCTTCGTTTTTAAATAAATATTACAATTTATAAAAAACGAAGGCTTAACAGTATTTTTTTAATAATTTATTATTTCATGATTTTCGGTTAATTCATCCGCTCTTACCCAACCATTATCTTTTGTTAAAAATTTATGATTTGGTGTTACTTTGACTACATCACCATTTTCAAATTCAATCATAATTAAATCATTAATAACGCCATTAACATATAATTTAGTTATTAATTTATCATCATTATTTTTATCTTTTACATAGATTTTTTGTGTGGGGTTTAACCAAATATTATTTTTTTCTTTAAATTCATCAATATCGTATTCGTTTACTTTAAAGATTTCTTCTAATGAAATAACCCCTAAATTAGTTTTTATCTTAGTTGTTGCCTCCATACAGCCAGATGGTTTTACTGTTGTGGTTCTTGCTGCTTTATTAATACCAATTAATTCAGCAATTCTAGCATTTTCTTCCTTACAAACTTTGGCTGCTTCTTTCATATCATAACCCAATACAAAACCAGAACCAATTCCAGTCATACCAACACCAATAAGAGCATCTTTCTCGGTTGTTCTTCTCCAAATATCCCTTAGATAATGGAAATTAGTATAACCAGCTTGTAATGTACCAATAAATGTAGCGGCTTTAACTCTGCTATTGAAATCTTCTTGAGACTCAATATTGGAAACATTTACCTCACAAAGATTACAGAATTGGAATGGTCTTAGTGCAATTTCACAACAAGGATTTGTCCCCCAATCTTTATCGTTTGTTAAATAAATTCCGGGTTCGCCAGAACCAGATGCTTCAATTCTTTTCCAAAGACCCATAAAGAATTCCTCAGTAATTTTATGTCTAACCAAAACAGCAGAATTATTTGCACGACCCCTTTGTGGGTTTAATTCCCACCAATTACCAGATTTGCAAGCAATCATTTCATCATCATCTGCACTGAATAAAGAAATCAAAGCCGCCCTGCGAATTCCTCCACTCAGGACCGCATCAGCAATATGACAAATAATATCGTGAACCTCAATTGTTGATAACTTTTCACCATCAACTTTGTTATCCAAAATACTTTTTATTTTATGGATACAATCCTTAAGAGGTTGTGGTCCCGGAGCCTTTCCGCCAGATGTGACCAATCTTTCACCCTTTGGTCTAATATCACTATAATCGAACTGAATTGTTGAGGTCACTTGACCAATATATGATTTTAAAAGAACTTTAATTGCGTCAGCCCAACCTTCAATAGAATCACCAATCAAATAACGTCTATGTCGGTTAACATTGGGTTTACGAATTTCGGGTAATTCTTCAACATGATGTTTTTGAACTGAATAACCAACACCTGTTCCACCAAGAAGCAAGAACATTGTCTCGCTAAAAGCATCAATGTTGTCTATCGGTAAATAAGCACAATTATAAATTCTATTTGGACTAATTTCTATAGGTTTACCGCCAAATTGCAAGGATCTCATTGATGGTAAGATTTTCTTATCAAAAACCATCCTATAAACCTCACGAATTTCTTTCTCAATTTGGGGGTATTTTTTGATATGCATATCCATATTTCTGGTAACCAACTCGTCCCATGTCTCTCTTCTCATTTTTACGGCATCATATTTAGCATATTTCATATAAACCGTAATGTTGCTTAATATCTCTTGTGAAATGTCCATTTTTTTATCTATATTTTATTTTATTTAGTTAACTCTACTTACTTTAGCCGAATTCAATTCCGCTAATCTTTTTTTACTCGCAAGTTCTACCGCTTGCTCGACTTCTTCATGATGACCCAATAACGTCACAGACGATTCGGTATCAATTTCCAACATCTCATTATCAAATTTGCAATTTTTAAATATAATACCATCAGTACCAATTCTTGATTTTGTGATTGCAAGTGTTGCTAATTTAGCTTCTTTTTGTTCCATTGATTTTGCAATCGAAATGATTACGTGACCAACCTGCGCTTTTTTAATACTACCACCCATTTGGTCATTAGTTACAACATCTGAAGAAATACTGCTTCGGTTACCTTGCGTGGCGGTCCATCCAACAATATCCAACTCATGGCACATTGCTTCGAACGCTCTGATAACAGAACCTTCTCCTTTCCATTCATCACCACTGTGTCTATCGGGTAAAACGCAATCAATATAATCCAAACAAATCAAATCAATTTTAATTCCTTCAGAAATTATTTTTCTGACTTGATTTTTAATAGCTGACATTGTTAATGTCTCAGATGGTAATTTCTTAAGAATCAACTTATTTTCCATTTTCTTAAGCTCCTGAATTTGAGAAAGAACCGCCTCTTTTTCATCGGTCAAGTTATCAGGTTTAATTTTTGTCCATAGGGTAAAATGTTTTCGCTGAATAATTTTTGGATTATCTTCAAAGAAGACTTGAAGAACATTAAATCCTAGATTATAGGCATGGTTTGATATTTT